ATGATTGATTGGTTCCGCGGCGAAATTCCTTTTCTCCATGACCGGCTTCCCGCCGGTCGTGTGATGTCGATCGAAGCCGATGGTTCTATTGCCTGGGATTGCGTTAAGGCGATTTCTTGCCGTTCGAGTCATGAAACTAACTTGATGGTTAAATCGGTCGGCTCGGCTGGTTATGGTATTGCTACGCATTTGATGATCGACGGCAATCTCGCCAAATTCCTGCAAGGTCATAACGTGTTTGGTTCGCGTGATCTCAATCAGCTTTTGCTTTTAGCCTTTCGTAAAATCTGCGAAATCCATGATGAACATTTGGCTGGCTGGTCCTCTCCTGCCATCACGGAAGTTAAGATTTTAAAGGGAGACTACAAAGTCAAAATGTTAGATATTAACCAGCTTTATGATGTCGGCAACGATCAATCGGTAGAAGCTTGGCTACACGCCGCCGAAATGCGCGCCCGTAGTCGTCACGGTCGCAGTTCTCGTGATAAAGGCACCGTTTACCTGGGCAAATCTTCACGCCGCTGGGCTTTCAAGTTTTACAATAAATTTCGTGAAATGCTCGCCAAGGGCAAAAGTCACGAATTGCCCGAAATCCTGCAAAATATCGGCCTTGAAGAATTTATTCAAGGCAAGCTTCGCGCTGAGTTCCGCATCTTTTCTAAAGAACTCGAAAAACACGGTATCACGCACGGATACCACATAAACCCTGAAATCATCAATCAACTATTCAATCAATATTTGGGGAAAATCGATATGTCCACTCAAGCCACGCTGATCGACGAACAGCTTTTAAAAATGCCTCGTGTTCTTCAAGGTTCCTACCAGCTATGGCGTCAAGGTGCTGACCTTCGCCAATTACTTGCTCATAACACTTTTTATCGTCAACGCCGCGCCCTGCTCGAATACGGTATCGACATTAATTGCAAAAACCTCGCGCCCGAACACAATAACGTTGTTCCTTTAATTCGCATTATCGAAGCTGTACCCGTGGCTAATCCGGCCTGGGCTTATGAACTCGGCCTGATAGCTGCTTAAGCCATGGCTAGAGACTTCCAGCAATTCAAGCATCAAACAAGAGAACAACTTCAAGCCATGCCGAAACCGTGGCTTGAACCTGTTCTTTTGCCGCCGCGTCCGCTTAATGTCGAGCGGTGCATGTCCAGGGTAACGACTTCGTTATTGTTCGATACGATGTCATTTTCCCAATATTGTCAGTCAATCAAATATCAAGGTAAGCAATCATGAGTTATGAAAAAGTAAAAATCGTCGGCGTTCGCGAAGTCGTTAAAAAAGAATCCGGTGAGGTTCACAAATTCCTCGAAGTCGAGGTATTGAGTTCGCAATCGATTTATATCGGGGCTTCGACTCAACATCATTTGCCGATTTATAAGAAGCTGGCCGGTAAGGAAGTCTTGATTCCGTGCTCCTGGGGCACTTACAACGGTCGTCCTTCCTTGAGTCTCACGGATGACGGCGCACCGATGCCGGTTCCGGTGTCTGCGCCGTCTCCTGTAGATCAACCTGTATTCGGCAAAGCCGCAAACGCGTAATGAGCGGCATGGTTAACGGTTGGCAACTGCCAACCTCCACAATAACAGGCACAACCGATACGGAAATTATTCTTGCCATCGGTTTTGCTGTTATCGCCTTTGGTCTGGGCTTTATGGCGGGTAATCAACGATGACAGGTGCATCTTGGTTTGCAGGCTATCTGGTCTTTACCTGGGTAATCGGTTACGGCCTGGGCTACATTTTTTCCAGCGTCCGTAAATTCATTGAAAAAACAAAATAGGAAAACTTAAAAATGAAAATAGTAAAACGCTTTGTTAAAACTGCTACCGGTGTAGCTGTTGTTACTGCTGGAACCGCGCAAGCTGCCGGTCTTTCCGCTACCGATTTCGGTACGCTGCAAGCGGATATTACCGCGACTATTGCCGTTGCCGCTGGTATCGGTGTCGCCTTGATGGTGGTCGGCCTGGGTTGGGATGTCGGCATCAGCTTAGTGAAAAAATTCACTAAAAAAGGCGCAAAGTAACCAGCGCATAAACAGGCCGCACAAGGGGGCGCAGCCCTATTGTGCGGCCTTTTTTATTTCTGCTAAGTGGTCGACATATGAAAAGAATAATCCTCACAATCTTGATCTTAGCATCTTCATTTAATGCCGCCTTAACGCAAGCCGCTACTATTCCGGCGTTAACGTCTACGGTTAAACCATCAACGTTTTATGCCGCCGGTGGTGTGGCTTATTCCGGTTCAGTTCTTGCCGGGTTTCGCTATGCGTTTTCACCTTTTATGCTGGGTTTGAATGTTGGTTCTACACTGATTGGTATGGGCGTTTATGATGCTCTTAATTCAATACGCCTTCAGGCTGGTAACAACACACCTTGGCCAGTTCCTGCGGGTTGGACGGATTCGAATACACCTCCTTTAATACAGGCGACCGGCTCGAATTATTGCTATTTCCCTATTAATTTAAACGGTGTTGGTTATCAGGCTATGGGGCCGGATTATATAACGGCTTGTACTGATCAAGGTGGCGTTAATACGCCTAATGGTCAAACCTATGGGGCTTGTGTCAAATCTACAGGTTCGCCTACGTTTAATTCAGTGATTCAATGCCAAACCCAGGCATCTAATTTGACTAATCGCTGTGGACCTGGCTATGGAACACTCAATGGTCACACCTGTATTTTATATCCTGACCCTAGTGGGACTAATGATTATCCTAAATGGCCATCTGACGGTGTTCCTAGTTTGAAAAATAATCCGTCTAATGCTAATCAATGGATGAATCACCCGCGTGACCCAGACTCTTATGCGACAAGTCCCATTGCTTCGCCTTTTACCCGATTAGGCGTTGATCTATTCGGCAATCCGACCGCCGAAACCTTTACCCGTACACCCGACAATGGCATAGATTATCGTCAGGATGCTGAAACACAAGTCGATGGCAAACCCACGGTTGAAATCAATAAAGTTCATGCTGATCAAAACGGCCTTGTTACCGCTATGTCGTCCAATATTTACAATAATACGACGGTAGCCACTACCTACAATAATGCGGCTCCAACTCAAACGACGACCAGTCAAACGATTGATACCAGTAATCTTGCAAAAGAATCAACGCTTTCGGCTATAAAGTCCGATCTTGACGTTACTTCTACTCCTGACGTTTCGACGGCGGATTCTTCCGTTCTGACTGATTTAACCGGGTTAAAGAACCAAGTCGATTCTGTTTCTCACGATACGACTATCGCTAATCCATCCGGTACGGCTTACACCATTGCCCCGATTTGGAATTATGCCGATGGCACTTGTTATCCCGCTGAATTTGATATGGGTCGATTCGGAACTATAAAACTTGATAAGTTCTGTGCGATTTGGGACGAACACGCGAAGCCGCTTCTTATCTTCCTTCTCGCTTGTTGGGCTGTTCTTCATGCGTTCTATTACTGGACGGAAACGGTTAAAAGCTCTATGGATTCCTATAACGGGTAACTGTCATGCAAATATTACTAGGTTTTCTTTCGTCAATGTTCGTCAAGGGCTTTGGTTTTTTGGCGGCTCGGCTCGGCATAGCTGGTGCTTTAAATGTTTCCCTCTTCGCTGTTTGGTATGGCTTAATCGCATCGGTTACAGCCGTATCCTATAGCTGTTTTAGCGTTACTGGGTCTTGTAGTGCTTATACAAATTTTGCCGGTCTTTCACAATGGGTTAAATTCGGCTTGTCATTGGTTCCTATTGAAGCGCTGACTATTATCAGTTGTTTGCTTTCGCTTCATCTCGCGGGATGGTGTTATTCGGTTTTGGTTATGATCTTGAAGGTTAAAACTAAAACCGCCTCAACCGCTTTAACTTTACGCTAATGGACATTAGCGAATTTTCAGCCGGTAACTTCTTCGTTACTGGCGAATTGGGTTCAGGGAAATCGATGTGGGCTATTAAGCTTATTCGTGAATACTTGGCTGCCGGTCGTCCTGTGGCCACCAATCTCGATCTGTTTCTTGACAATATGATGTCGGAAAAAAGCAAGGCCACCGCGATCAGATTGCCTGATAAGCCGACCAGTGTTCATCTTGACCAGCTCGGGGACGCCTACCCGATGCTTGATGACAAGGGTAGGGAACAATATGATGAAAATCGCTTTGGCTTGATCGTCATGGACGAATGTTTGACTTGGCTAAATTCCCGATCTTGGCAGGATAAGGAACGAGCCGCTACGCTCAACTGGTTTTTGCACTCGCGTAAACATGGCTGGAATCTGGTTTTTTTGCTGCAATCCGCCGATTACTGCGATCCGCAAGCGCGTGAAACCTTGCTGACTTATCACGTCAGTTGCCGCAAGATGGGCAAGTACAAGGTTCCTTTTGTCGGTAAGTTGTTTAATTTGCGAATGCCTCGTTCAACCCTGGCCACTATAACCGCCGGTTATGGCTCCAATGCCATTGTTCATGATCGGGAGCCTTATATTGGCTCCGATCTTTATACCGCGTATCGAACGCGGCAAATATTTCAATCTGGTATCGAGTTGTTACAGGGCGATATGATCGATATGCGTGCGCCTTATACCATGTTGTCGGCTTGGCACTTAAAAGGCCGCTATGCGCAACCTGATCAAGTAAAAGCCCAATCTCTAAACAGTAAAGACATTTTGAATTTCATCACCTGGAAGCTGATAAGGCCGCTAGTTCTTGGGTTGTTCTATCCGTTCTATCCTGAACAAGTTCGTCGGTGTTTTAGATAAAAAAAAGTATATACTTCTATTGACAGATAGCATATAAAGGTATATACTTATATCAACTTTAACGAACAGGAGTTGATGAAATGAACCACCTTGAATTGCTCGACCGTCAAGCCGCTATGTTGTTTCGCCGTATATCTGGGTTTTACGGTGATAATATGTATTTTATGTCAATCACTCGTCGCGAACGTACCAAGCATTTGAAAGAACGTGCTTATTATCGTTGGTGCCGTCGTTCACAAGCCTTGAAAGGGGGTTAAATGGGACGTAAAGCCAAGCTAGATAAAAAGACTCAAATTAACTTGAAGCTTCCGCCTGGTTTGATTGCCTGGCTTGATCGCCAGCCCGTGAGCCGCGCCAAGTTGATTGAAACGGCATTAGTTGAATATTATCAAATCCCGGATTGGGCTTTAGTCCGTCGGGATTACCCGGTTATTTGTTTAACATGCCTGGATGAGTTCACCACATCCGGTAAAGATCGCATTTGTCCGGATTGCGTTTATTCCAGCGAACACGCCGACATTGCCGGTTAAGCTTTGCGGCGAATACTCGGAAGTCTGGTTTTCTGATTCGGTTCGGACTCCATCAAAAACGGGTAGGGTTTTCACCTATCAAAAACAACGTTTCAAATTGAGACTAGAGGAACCTTGCCGCCCTATCGTCAAAAAGCGGACCGTAGGGAAGCGGTTCCAATGCCAAAACCAAGCACACATCGTGTGCTTATCTTTAGCTGAGATGGGCACATGACGACTTTAAACAGACTTCGACCGTATCCATTCACACAACCCCATTCGATTATTGACGACCGCTTTTCAGTGTAGTGAAGCGGTACGCGAACGGCTCACGCCGACCTGTTCCAGACTTCGCATAATGGATGTGCGCCTTATGTAGAAAAGCCCCGGTGGATAATGAAATCCCGCCGGGGCTTTTTTGCATAGGGAGCATTATGCGATGTTTTTTAATTACTGTTTTGGTCAAACCCCCTGTTTGCAAACTACCCTTTTGGCTAGAAGGTTAGTTTTTGTTTTCTTTTTTTCCCATCGACACAATTACGAATTATTCTCAAATAGCCGCCGCTTTGAAAGGACAGGGTAAGTAGTACTGTCCTTTTGTACCACGGATGGTACTTTTTACTTTATTTTCTTTAGTTCTTCTGTTGTTAAATCTTCAAGTCCTCTTCTTATTAAGAAGTGTAATACGTCCCCTTCTTTTATTGGTTTTTGTGTTGCTATTACTGCTTTTACTGTTAAATCTTGTATTTTTTTCCAAGTTTTTTCGTCGATGTGCTTTGTAGGCATTTTCTGACCCTTCATATATTTCTAAGATTATCTTAATCTTCTTTTCTCATATCTTGACTTCTAAGTTCTAATTTTGTTATAAATATTTTAGTTCTAATATCTTAGATTCTAATAATATTTATGATTGATTGGTTCCGCGGTGAAATAGATTTCTTACATGACCCCATTCCGGCTGGTCGTGTACTTTCTATTGATTCCGATGGCTTGATTGCTTGGGAGTGTGTTAAGTCGATAGATTGCCGTTCCAGTCATGAAACCAGCTTAAAAATCAAATCAACCGGCGGCAATGGCGAGGGCAGAGCAACCGCGTTAATGATCGATGGCAACTTGTGTAAGTTCTTGCAAGGCCATAACGTTTTTGGCTCTCGTGATTTGAATACGCTATTGCTGCTTGTGTTTCGAAAAATTGTAGAACTTTATGGCGAACATCTGCGCGGATGTTCCAGTCCGGCCTTAACGGAAACCAAGATTAAGAAAGGCAACTACAAAGTTAAAATGGTAGACATTAACCAGCTTTACGATGTCGGCAACGATGCCAGCGTCGAGGCTTGGTTACATGCCGCCGAAATGCGCGCGCGTTCCCGCCATGGTCGCAGTTCTCGCGATAAAGGCACCGTTTACCTTGGCAAGTCGTCCCGGCGTTGGGCTTTCAAGTTTTACAACAAAGCGAGGGAAATGCTCGCCAAAGGTAAATCCCACCAATTACCCGACTATTTGCAAAACATTGGCCTTGAAGACTTCATACAAGGCAAACTCCGCGCTGAACTGCGCATATTTTCTAAGGAACTCGAAAAGCACGGCATTACTCACGGCTACCACTTAACCCCTGATCTCATTAATCAATTATTTACTATCTACTTGGGGAAAATAGACATGACCACACAAGCCACCCTCATTGATGAACAGCTGTTAAAAATGCCTCGCTGGTTGCAAGGCTCTTATCAACTTTGGCGGCAAGGTGCCGACCTTCGCCAGTTGCTTGCACACAATACTTTTTATCGTCACCGTCGCGAATTGCTCGCTTACGGTGTTGACATAGCCGCCATGCACCTGACCCCTGAACACAATAACATTATGCCACTGATGCGTATTATTGAAGCCGTGCCGGTTGTTAATCCGGCCTGGGCGTATGAGCGCGGATTAATTGCGGCATGATTGCCATAAATTCAAAATCACAAGGGCAGGGGGCAACTAATTTTTTCCAGAATTAACATTAAATTATTTCTTTAAGCAATTGAAAAGGTGAAACAATGTCGTACGAAAAAGTTAAAATCGTTGGAATCCGTCAAGTTGTTAAAAAAAAGACCGGCGAAGTGCATAATTTTTTACAAGTCGAGCATTTTCAATCTTACGATATTTACTTGAATGATGCTGCTGTTAAACAGATTCCGGCTTATGAAAAAATAAAGGGCAAGGAGGCTTTAATTCCTGTTTCTTGGGGAGAATATAACGGCAAGCCAAGCATGAACCTAGCAGATGATTTTTTGCCACTTCCTGCGCCTGTTCGTAAAGAGTCTTGA